GTGCGTTTGGGTTTGGAAATTTTTCTCCAGGTGTTAACTTTCTACTAATGCCTATTTATTTTGACGTACAGAAAATACAAGCTATTGAGTTTAATGATCAAATAAGGAAATCGGGGTATTCTTTTAGTATACAAAATAACCAGTTACGTATTTTCCCTGTTCCCCGAGAAGATACAAAATTATTTTTCCAGTATTATAAAATATCAGAAAAAAGAACTCCTTTACAAGACAGTACTCCAAACCTAGTTACAAATATAGCTGAAATACCTTACGAAAATATAACTTATTCAGATATAAATGCTGTTGGTAGGGATTGGATTCGTAGATATACTCTAGTACTCATAATGGATACTTTAGGGCTAGTACGAGGAAAATATAATCAGATACCGGTACCGGGAAATCCAGTAACTTTAAACTCAGCGGACCTCTTATCCAGATCTGCTACTGAAAAAGAATCTCTACTCACACAGTTACGTGATCTTTTAGATACTGTTTCAAGGAGAGTGCAGTTAGAGAGAAAAGCATTAGAGACTACAAATTTAAATACAACTTTAAATAGCATACCATTACCAATCTACATAGGATGAAAAACTTTAAAAAAATTTTATCGGAGATAGGAGAGAAAATGTATAAGACTCTAGTTTACATAGAGTTTGATGATACTGCGGATATTACCCATGTCATACAGCTTATAAGAGCTTTACCAGAAGTTACAGTAGTAAATAACCGATCAGACAAAGAAGATCTTAAACCTAGAGGGTACTTAAGTGTTAAGTTGATAACAAAGAAGACAGGTGCTATAGCTTTTGCTAGCTTAAAACAAACTGCTCTCCGGCAGGTAGTAGAACTAAGAAAATTTAACTATGTTCCCGAACATATTAAACGAATAGAAAAATTTTAATATGGCACTTTACGGAAGTACAAGAGATGTATCTTTTTTTAGAGGTATTAGTAGAGAGCTAATAAACAATATTATTGAGCAAGAGGTAGCTTACTATAAAATAAACCTAAAAGCAACAAACAGTAACGTATACGGAGAGTCGGTAGATAAGTTTTTTAATGAACCTTTTTTAATAAACTGTCTAATAACTCGAGGAGATCAGACTTTTGCAGAATCAGACTTTGGTCCAGACGTAACCCGAACTATGGGCTTTGCTTTTTTACGAGACGATCTAGTAGAAGATAACCTAGTACCGGAGGTAGGTGATATAATAGTATGGCAAGAAAAATTTTTCGAGGTAAATCAGATTGTAGAAAACGATCTTGTTATGGGTAAATCTGAGCAATACTACTTTAGTGAGTATTTACAAAATTACGGTAGTAGTATATCTATAATATGTAATGCACATTTAACAAGACCCGAAAAAGTAGGCATAAGTAGACAGAGACTATGACAGAAAAACCAGATATAAATTGGGGTTTACCTGGGAGTAGTAAACCTACTTTAGACAAACCCTTCACACTCAAGACTATAGAAGTAGATCCGGAGACTGGTGCTTCAACTTCTAAAGTACTGTATAATCCTACTTTTGTGAGATTTTTTGTACAATTTGACCAGGTAAAGAGAATGGCAAGACAGCTATCTACAGAGTATCCGGAGGATAAAGAAGTTTTAGATAACATATATGATATAATGAATAAGGCATCTATGAAACTAAAAAACTACTTAACTAAAAAATACCCCGGGTGGAGAAAAATTCAAAAATAAATGACAACTAAACGTCCTTTACCGCAATCCCAACAGCATTTAACCGAACGGTTAATAAAGCCTAACATAGAGCCAACTGCTTATAGTGAACCTATTTTGAACAGAGGTTATGAAACAGCTAAAACTGAGGAAGATCCTTCTCCGTTTACTGTGGGACTAGAAAACATAGATACCGCTATTGACTACTACTTTAAAAATATAATTAAACCTACAGTAGTACAAAATGGAACTACTATAGACGTTCCGGTGTACTACGGTACACCTGAAAGATGGGCAAGCATTCAAAAAGATGGTTTTTTAAGAGATAATTCTTCTAAACTAATGGTACCTTTAATTATATACAAAAGAACTAGTATGACTAGAAATAAAGGACTAAGCACCAAAGTAGATGGTAACAAGGTTAACAATTTTTACGTGTATAGACAAAAATACGACAAGACTAATTACTACGATAACTTTGCAGTGTTAAATAACTCAACAAATAGAAAACCGGTAGACAAAGTATATTTAACAGCAGCTCCCGATTTTGTAACAGTCTCTTACGAATGTATACTATTTACAGATTTTACATCTCAAATGAATAAAATTGTAGAAAGTATTAATTATGTAGCAGACTCTTACTGGGGGGAAAAAGAAGGAATGAAATTTAAAGTGTATATAGAATCTTTTACTCAAAATACAGAAATTCAACAAGGAGATGATAGAGCTGTTAGAAGTACATTTAATATTAATGCTAATGGGTATATTCTTCCGGATGTAGCTATTAAAGATTTTTCGTATAATGCTATACAATACTCACCATCTCAAGTAGTTTTTACTCTCGAGACCGTCAAAGATGTTAACTCTCTTTGATCCTATTTATTACAAAAGCATATGGCTGTATATAAAATTTTCGCTGAAAAAGATGCTACAATATACTCTGCTTACCCTGAAGTAAATACAGGGAGAGACGCTATTATTTCAGTAGAAAATATAGATAATAGCCTTATAGGATTATCCACAGGAGTATCAAGAGGGCTTATTAAATTTAGTGATAGTGGTATATTGGAAGTAATTAATAGCTTAGTAGGAAATTCTAATTATTCAGCATCCCTGCGGCTATCTTTAGCAAATGCCGAAACTCTACCCCTATCTTTTACAGTAGAATGTTTTCCTGTTTCAGGAGCATGGGATATGGGGATAGGTAAATTTGGAGATTTGATTTCTGCTACAAGTGGAGTAACCTGGCAATTTAGAAGTCTTGGAACAGATCTTACATGGAGTACAGGAAGTTTCACCACAGGAGTAACCGCATCGTTTACAGATACTACAAAAGGAGGCGGTACTTGGTATTCTTCTAGTAGCACTTACGGAGGATTAATTAGATCTACTCAATCATTTAATTATAATAATGACCTAGACTTAAATATAAATGTTACCTACCACATAAAAGAGTTTCTAGATAGTACCATAGTAAATCAGGGTCATATATTAAAATTAGAACCTGCTATAGAGTACTCAACATCATCCTACGGGGGGTTAGATTATTTTTCTATGGATACCCGGACAGTATATCCACCTTGTTTAGAAATAAAATGGAGAGACTATAACTTTAATACAGGATCTTCTGAAAGAAGTATAATAAGTACAACACCTGTTAAAGTAACTTTAGATTCAAATCAATACAAATACACTCAAGAATCTGTACAAAGGTTTAGAGTTAATGTAAGACCGCAGTACCCGGTAAGACAGTTCACTACATCTTCTATATACTTAAATAACTACTACCTACCAACTGGATCTTACTACGAAGTAAGAGATGCAAAGACTAAAGAAACCGTAATAGAATTTGATAGAGCTTTCACTCAAATAAGTGCTGATAGTACTTCAAATTATTTCGATATTTATATGAATGGATTACAACCTGAAAGATACTACACGATACTTATACAGACTACTATAGATGGAAATACTTTAATCTTAGATCAAAATTTAACATTTAAAGTAATAAGTTAACTATATTTTTGATCTATTCATTGATATTTATAAACAACAATATTTAATAAATACTTCTTATGGCAGAGACTTTAATATCTCCAGGGTACTTAACAAGAGAAAATGATCAATCTCAAGTAACTCAACTACCTTTAGCAGCAGGAGCAGCTTTTGTAGGACCGACGGTAAAAGGTCCTGTAAACATACCTACGATAGTTAGGTCTTACAGCGATTATGTATCTAAATTCGGTGATAGTTTTATTTCTGGAGGTCAAAATTTATCTTATTTAACAACAACTGCAGTTTATAATTACTTCGAAAAGGATGGTCAAACTGCATTAGTAACCAGAGTTGTAAATGGAACCTACAGCTCTGCAACCGCAAGTATCAATAGCAGTACTAGCCCAACTGAGGGTACTTCAGCCAGTGCCGCTTTTACCGCTTTCAGTACTGGATTTATCTTTAACGGATCACCGGTAGTAAGAGTAGGTGTAGGGAGTACTAATTATTTCTTCTACCCAACCTCAAGTGGTGTATGGACAGATGATACTGATGGAAGTGATCAAATTTACTACTACGCAAGTGCATCTAATCAATCTGGAAGCTTTTTTAATCTAACTCAAAAAATAAACACAGTATCCGGGTTATTTGGCTTTGTAGCAACAACAGGATCAACTACATCAACCAGTACAGTGTTAATTTTTAGTGGATCAAGTGGGTTTAACGGTACGGTTGTAAGTACAGGATCTAGTACTATTGTGGCTAATCACACAACACAAGCTACACTAGGCGGAGGTATTGCAGGGGTAGGATCGACTGCTTTTGTACTCGAAACAATATCACAAGGAGTTATTATGAATAGCTCTTCATCACTTGATTCCAATCAAGCTTTAGCTACCGGATCGAGCGATAATGTAAGGTGGGAAATTGTAACATCAAGTACAAGCTCAGGTACATTTACATTACTTATACGCAGAGGAGATGACAATAATAACAGTAAATTAGTACTCGAAACTTTTAATGATTTATCATTAGATCCGAATACAGATAATTTTATATCCAAAGTTATCGGAGATCAAAACCAGGAGCTTACTGCCGGACAAATTGTAATAACAGGTACATATCCAAATGCTAGTAGATACGTAAGGGTTAAGTCAGTAGTAACAACTCCAAATTATTTCGATAATAGTGGAAGTCCAAAAACAATATACAGTGCATCACTGCCTGTAGTATCTTCTGGATCTTTTGGAGGAGCTATAGGTGGTATATCGACCGCTATTGCAATGTACGATCAAATAACAACCGGTAATATACAAGGGTTAACAGCATCAGACTACGACAGTATACTCACACTACTTGCTAACAAAGATGATTACAAGTACAACATACTAAGTTTACCTGGAGTAACTTTACAGAATGCACCCACACAACTGTCAACTGCAGCATTAAACACTCAGAACAGAGGGGATGCTATCTTAATTATAGACCCATCTAATTACGGAGAAACGCAAACAGCTACTATCAATAGAGCAAGATCTCTGGATAATTCTTATGCAGCGGCTTACTGGCCTTGGTTGAGAATTAGAGATATTGCAACAGGAAAACAAGTGTGGATACCCGCAGGTACTCTAATACCAGGTGTGTATGCTGAGAATGATCGTACATCTGCACCATGGTTTGCACCTGCAGGGTTAAACAGAGGCGCATTAAGCAATGTATTATTTGTTGAAAGAAAATTAACCTCGGATGACAGGGATGCATTATATACTGCAAATGTTAACCCAATAGCAACATTCCCTAATAACCCTGTTGTAGTGTACGGTCAAAAGACATTACAGAAAAAAGCAACAGCTCTTGATAGAGTAAACGTACGAAGACTATTAATTGAATTGAAAACATACATCGGACAGATAGCTAACACATTAGTTTTTGAACAGAATAGTGCTACAACAAGAGGTACTTTCCTAGGAAGAGTTAACCCTTATTTAGAGAATATTCAGCAAAGGCAGGGATTATATGCTTTCCGAGTTGTTATGGATGAATCTAACAACACAGCAGATGTAATTGACCGTAATCAACTAGTGGGAGCTAT